CGCGGAGGCGAGCCTGGTCGGTCGGCGCTGGGAGATGGCGGCGCTCGACGCCATGGTGGACCGCGCGATCGGTGGCCGCGGTGGCGTCGTCAACGTGGTCGGACCGCACCTCGGCCTGCCGATGCACGGCGCAACCAGCCAGACCATCCTGCCCGGAGGCCTGTGGCGCCCTGCCACCCGGGTCGAGTACATCTACCACCAGCTGTTCAGGCACCGCTTCAGCTACGTCGACCTGACCGGGATCCTCATCGTGACCTCGATCGTGGCGTGGCTCGACCTTCCGCTGTGGTTCTTTGTCCTGCTCACGATCCCGCTCGTCATGATTGTGCTGTTCCTCGAGAAGCGGTTTCGGTGACCCGATGGCTGCCGGCGACGCTCCTGACCCTCGCCACCTTCCTGCAGCTAGCTGACCTGTATACATGGAAGCTGCTGCTCGGTCGTATCTGGGTCGAGGACGGCTACTTGTACCGCGCCGTCGAGCTCAACCCCATCGTGAACTCCTATCCGCCGGGTGGTGGGGAGCTGCTGAAGCTCGCGATGATCGTGTTCTTGCTCTCCTTCTCGTCCTTGTCAGCAGCCACCAAACGCTTCGGGATCCTGCCCCAGATCATCGCCCTGATCCTGATCGTCACAGGGCTGGTGGGGACGCTCTCGAACATCCGCGCGATCCAATGAGGCCCCACGATGCCTGACACGCCCTGCGACATCTGCCGCCAAACCGAGACGCATGATGTGATGTGTCCGGTCGGCCAAGGTCCGGTGAGCCGGGAGCCACGCCCGGATCAAGCGACCTACGACGAGGGGTTCATGGCGGGCATAGGTGCCGCGCACGAAGCGCAGCGGGCGCTCGCCGAGCACCGGAGAGGGAGCCCCACGATGCCTGACACGCTACGACCGGGCCACAACCACCCGCTCGACAGCATCTGTCTTGTCAGTGAGTGCCCGCGCGGCGCTTACGACGCGGGAAAGCGCGCCCGCCTCGACGCCCTCACGGCGGCGGTGCGCGAGAAGGTGATGCAACTGCCAGATCACCACGAGCGCGAGAGGTCCGCGATCCTCGATCTATTGGAGCCCCACGATGCCTGACACGCTGACACCGGAGGAACTGGCGGCGATACGGGAGGCACCGTTCTACGAGAACCCTGCCGAGACAGTGAACGCCCTCCTCGCCCACCTCGACGCCCTCACGGCGGCGGCACAAGCAGTCGTGGACGCGACGTATCCGGCCGGTCCAGCGCCGACCGCGTGCGAGTCCGAGATGGAGCGCATCATCGCGCCGCTCCTCGCCATCCTCCGGGGCGCGCAGTGAGAACGCTCGCGGCCGTCGTGGTCATCTATGGCACGTACATCGCCCTTTTCTGGTTGGCCGTTGGCCTAACCATCCTCGAGCGCATCGTGAAACGTGCCCGCTCGTAAGAAGCCCGAGGGCACCTGCATGGCCGAAGGCTGCGAGCGGCAGTGCTTTGGCAAGAAGTGGACCCTGTGCCGGCCCTGCGCCGTGACCCATGTTCGCGGCGAACCGGCCTACGAGACGCCGTGCCAGCAATACGACCCAGAGCCGGCAGCTCACGTGATGGGCTTCACCTGCGCCGAGTGCGGGCTCCCCTCGGCTGATCATCCGGGAACCGGGGTGCGAAGAGGATTGGTGGTGATCGCATGACTAACCCACAGCGTGACGGCGAACCGAAGTGAGGGTCTTTGTCGTCGCCAACGGCAACCCGGGTGACCGCGAGGAGGTCGACTGGCCGATCGACTGGCGGGTCCCGGTGCCGGGCGAATACATCTCGATACCGGGTCTCGGCGAGCCGGGAGACCCCAACGACTGGCGTCGTATCTCCAACGTCTACTGGCAGCAGGAGATCATCCGGGGAGGGATCTTCTGGGAGGTCATGATCTGGGTGGAGGGTCGACGGTTTGCCCGCGAACCGAGATCCTGACCGGCCCCGGGCCCCGCGTCACTACCTGTGCCGCTGCACCGAGTGCCAGTGCGACTGCTCGACCCAGTACGAGACCAAGATCTGCTACACCTGCCGCGGTGGGTCCGGGGTAGCGCTGATCCCGCGCGAACCGGCCCACCACAGAAAGCCGAGGACGAAGATGCCTGACATGGTTCCGCTCAAGTGAGGATCTACAAGTACGAGCTCCCCAGCGCGGGTGCCGCAGACATCGAGCTGCCAGCCTTTGCACAGCCCCTGTCAGTCGGCTGGCAGGGCTCGTTCGGAGATCCACGGTTGATGCTGTGGGCCGCGATCGACGACCGGCCCGATCTCCACTCCTACCGCTTCCACGTGCTAACGACCGGTAGCGAGCTGTCGTCCGAAATCAACGCGCGCTACATCGGGACAGCCCAACTGATCGGGCAGGGCGGCCAGTACGTCGTTCACGTCTACCTCGAGATATGAGGACCATCTGGCTGTCGAGCCTAAAGATGACCGTGGTGGTGTCGGTTGACAACGACGAGGTCATCCAGACTGCCTCGCCCATCGTCCGCAAGTTCATCGGCCAGACCCTGAACCAGCTCGTCAACTGGATGGGCAAGCAAGGCGGCCTCCGGGTAGAGAAGTTGTGAGCTTGACAGGGAGTGATCCGCGGGACAGACTGTCCCCGACGGGCTCAGGGCACCCGTCCTCCCGCGGCGGGCGGTCCCGAAATCGGATCCGCCTGCCGCGACTAACCCCAGAGGAGGAGCGATGAGCCACACCCTGCAGGAGGTCGCCAAGGCCACCGGACGGCCCTACGCGGTCATCAAGAAGCACGCTCAGCGCGGAAAGATCAAGACGGTGCTCGAGGGGCGCAATCGGGTCGTCACAGACGACGATCTGGCCGTCTATCAGGCCGCCGAGGGCCTCGATAAGGTCGCTGACGCGCTCCGGGCGGTCGATGGCGACGTAAAAGTGCTCAAAACCGCGATGGGCGAGGCCGGAAACCACATTTCGCGCCTTCCGAGTCATATTCGGGACGCAATCCTCAACGGAATGCCCAAAACGGGCAAAGGCGGCCATGTCGGGCGGTCAACGGACTATCTGACCGCGATCGAGGGCGTTCCGACCAATCCGGAGCTCGAAGAGCCCGATGAGGACGTCGATCCGCACAATAAGCGCCCGATTGGCTTCCAGTGGGGCGAAACACCGCGCTGGAAGCGCATTTCCGAGTCCACGTGGGCTATCGGCAACGCGAAGTGGACGTGGAACGGCCTCGGCTGGGAAGGATCCGGCGCAGCGGCCGGCAGGGAGCTCGGCGAGGGTATTTCACCGGCCAACCCGTATTCCTCGAAGCGACCGCTGGCACCGTCAAAGAAAGCGGCCGATGGCTAACAAGCTCGGCGAGACTTCCGACATCATCCCGTCAGCCGTGTGGCGGGACGCTGAAGCGAGGCTGGGCCTGATGGAGGAGCAGACCAGCCTCGCGCTCAGCGGGAAATGGAAGATGACGGCCATTCTGGTCGCTCAGGAGCCCGAATACGTCTCGCCGATCCTCCTCCCCGACTACGAGAAGCAAACAGTCGTCGAGCCGATCAAGGCGATCCTCGGCCCTGACGGCACTCCCCTGAGCTAGGAGCACCATGGGCTACGCAGAGGGGACAACTGTCCCTATCAATACCAGTCGGGCCGAGCTGACGGGGATCATGATCAAGCATGGCGTGCTGAAGTTCGGCTGGATGTGGGACAGCGTCACTGGAACGGATCAGCTCATGTTCGAGATCGCCGGCGGGAGCTATCGGATCGACATCACCAAGCCGACGGTCGACGACATCTTCAAGAAGTTCCCGAACCACCGAGACACCGACGCCAAGGTCAACGCCGAGCACAGGCGTCGCTGGCGAGCAGCCGTCTTGCTGTTGAAGGCCAAGATGGAGTTCGTCGACTCGGGCGATACCACCATTGAGCGCGAGTTCCTCGCGTATCGTCTCCTGCCCAGCGGCCAGACGCTCGAGCAGGTCATCATCGAGCAGGGGCTGCCGCAACTGGTAGCCGGGAAGTAGGAGAGCGACATGACTGATCAGCCCAAGACCGAAGAAGGTCCCGGCGTGGAAGAGCCCGGCGATCGCGAGCGCATTGCGTCGTACCAGATCCGTGCCCACCTCTACCGCCTCGAAGGCACGAACGTCGTGCCGGTGACGGTCGAGGAGATGGAGGCGATCCTCTCGACCCAGCTTGGCTACACCTACGGCGAAGGCAACGTCAGCGTCAGCGTCGAAAGACTGGACAAGTAGATGGTCAACAGCCGATTGCTGGCGGGCAAGAACCTCACCCGCCATCCGCTCGCCGAGAACGAGGCCGAGGGCGTGTACGTCCGCGGAGCTCCGTTCATGGCGATCATGGCCGATCAGGGCGGCAGGCTCGACACTCCCGACGGGGTGAAGACCTTCCACGCCGGCGACTGGATCTGCACCGACCTCCCGCCCACGTACGCGTGGATCATGGACCAGCAGACCTTTCAGGTCGCTGGCTTCACCCACGTTGGCAAAATGGACCCGGATCGCACGATCCGGTTCCCGATTGCCGAGGGCGACAAGGAAGTCGAGCACACCGCGTACACCGGGCGACAGGAGGTGGGCTCAGCTCCGCCTGCGAATGCCTCGGAGGTGATCGCCCAGACTCCCGAGCTGGGCATGGGCGGATCGACCGATGCCGCAGCGTCGGCTGCCGTCGAGAACGCCGAGACGGTCATCGTCGAGCAGGCCCCCGGGCCACAGCTTGATCCTGCAGCCGCCGAGGCAATGGCTAGCGCTGCCGCAGCGGACCCGATCTCGACCCCTGCACCGTCTCCGACGGTCGCCACTCCATCACCGGACGTTCCGCGGGCACCGGGCCCCGGAGCGCACACCAAGGCGACCCTGCCGACCGGCAAGCCGGCCAGCCCTCCGAGAGCGAAGACCGGCAAGAAGTGAGCCTGTTCGTCACCCTCAACCCGGATCAGGTGCGCTGGGCCGAGAGGATCGGCACCCAGCGAAACGACGAGGCCCCGGGGAACCCACGCTTCGCGTACGAGGCGAGGGACGGCAATCGCACTCACCAGATCGGCGCCATGGGCGAGCTGGCGGTCGCGGTTGCCATGGGGCTCGAGTGGCCGGCCCGGGTCGGTACCTTCCGGGTGCTGCCCGACATCGACCCGTTCTGGGAGGTGCGCTGGGGTACGACGAGAAAGGTCAAGGTCGCGACCGACGACAAGCCAGATCAGACCGTCATGTGGGTTACCGGCGACCCGCCGACGTTCGAGATCCACGGCTGCATCATGGCTGGCTGGGTGCAGCAGAACCGACCAGCGATCGACTTCAAGGACAAGGGCCGGAAATGCCACTGGGTCGAGCGCGAGCTGCTGACGCCATTCGACGAGAACTTCCACACCACGCATGCGTGGTTCAATCACCCTGAGCGAGGATGGATCTGTGCGTATTGCCCCCGAACCTATGAAGGTCCCGTACCGGAGCCCCGCGTGGGGCGAGCGAACGCTGGCGGATGACATAAGGGACAAGGCGGAGCCTCCTGACCCAACGCCGCATGTCCACTTCCACCAGCACGGCAAGATCCCTCGTCATGCCCACGGGCATGCTCATGAGCAGGACTGGCGCGGCGGTTACCACCCGCACTCGACCCGAAGTGACTAAGCCAGTCCGCTACCACGTCAAGACCGAGTGCCCGAATGAGATGTGCTCGTTCGCGTCGCTGGTCGCTGGTTGCCGGACGCCAGAAGAGGCGATTGCCGCCGGCGAGGCCCTCGCCCGAGTCCATCACCAGCACGAACATCCCGGTACCGAGCAGGAGCTGACCTTCAACGTCTACGACGGTGAGAACACGAAGGTCGAGACCAGCTCCGGGCTCGTCAACTAAGGAGACGCGATATGGCGCGAGGCGACTACTACGATGTCTGGCTCAGGGGTGAAGCGAAGCCCAGACGAGTGCAGGCGACGACGATGGGCGCGAGCGTGGGACTCGACCTGAACTTGTCAGCGGTTCCGAAGATCGGGTCGATGGCACAAAGCCTCAGCCCCGACTTCCCGTTCTTCACGCTCTACGAGCTCGACATGACCGGCAAGCCGAAGCGGACGTTCCAGTTCGCCAAGGATCAGGTTGTCGCCATCGAGCAGGGCGGCGAGGTCCTCGGGAGCAAGAAGAAGTGACCGCGCTCTGGCAGGACCCAGTCCGGGCGATGAGGACTCGGGACGAGGAGCAGGTTCTGCTCTGTGGCGTGCTCGAGGAGCATTACGGGCAGGACGGCGTCAATGGCACCTCGTACAAGTTCCTCATCCAGAGAGGCGATGGATCCTTCATCCTCGAGACCATCGACGGTGTGCTGGGCAACTGGCGCTACGGGACGATCCCGTTCCCCAGTGAGCGTGCCGGGGAGATCGGCTGGTATGACCTGACCCCGGAGGGTGAGGCGCTCAACCCCATTGACGAGGACGACGACCCGGACTGATACTGCGCCCGTTCTCCTCGATGCGCGTGGAGAGCGGTGACGGTGGCTCGAGGCCGGACTTCACAACGAGTCCGGCCTCGTTCTATGCTCCGCGCGTGGCAACCCCGAAGTACGACTACCTCGCCATGGAGCGCGACTACGTCAGCCGCTCGCCAGAGCCTTCTGTCCGGCAGGTCGCACTCGACAACGGTGTCCCTGCAAGCTCGCTCTCGGCCGCCCAATACCACGCCCGGACCAACGACTGGCACGGCAAGTGGCTGGCTCGCCATACCCGGACCAACGAGATCGTCGAGGAACGTCTTGCGACGGCTCAGGCCCAGAACGCGTTGCGCGAGATCGACGTCCGCAATGATGCGGTGGAGCTCATGGCCGAGGCCATTGCCTCGGCCCGCGCGGGACTGAAGGAGACCCACTGGGTCAAGGAGCACAACGCCGACGGGGCCGAGCTCTGGGTGGAGCGCCCGAAGCACCCTGCTACGATCCCTCAGGTCGACAGCCTGCTCGGCCGGCTACAAGTGATCTTCGGTGGACAGGCCCCGTCTGGAGGCGAACAGGCTGATGGTGGAGCAACTCTCAGCGCCGGCATCGCCGCCCTCCTCACCGGAGGAGGCATTGAAGGCCTTGTCGGGTTCGCGCAGCTTGCCCGACAGCAAGCTGGAGAACCTCAGCCCCGAAGAGTGGGAACAGGTACGGGTCGCGACGCTGCCGCTGCTGGCGAAGACTGACCATCCCGAAGGGACGATCGCCCACAACGAGCTGGTCCTCGGCTATCGCGTACCTGAGCACATGCAGACCGCGATCTACGCGATCTACGAGGCCCGCAAGAACAAGCAGGACACGCTGATCATCGAGCCCCGCGGCTCGACCAAGACCACCCACTGCAACACCGGCTACACCTCGCACCGGATCCCGATCGAGAAGGACATCCGGGTAGGGCTGATGTCGAACACCGACACCATGGCCTACAACTTCAGCCGGGCGATCCAGTCGATCTTCGAGTCCAGCGAGCCGTTCCGGAACCTACACGGCGACCTTGTCAACCAGCGCAAGTGGACACAGGCCGAGTGGTTGGTCCGCGGAGCCCCATGGTCGGTCGGCAGCAAGGACCTCACGATGTTCGCCGCCGGCATGGGCTCGGGCATCGTCAGCAAGCGCTTCAGCTTGCTCCTGATGGACGACATCCTCGACAAGGAGAACACGTCGACCATCGACCAGCTCGACAAGGTCCGCGACTGGTACGACCAGACCGTCGACCCATGCGTGCTGCCCTACCCGGAGGGGGTCCGCATCGGGATTGGCACGCGCTGGGCCCCGGAAGACACCTACAGCCTGTTCGGCGCCTCGATCGACGATGGCGGCTATGGCTTCCGGGTGGTGACCCAGAAGGCCCTGATCACGACCGAGGGCGACGACGTCTTCGATCCCGACCTGCCGTCCATCCTCAAGCCCGGCGAAATGGGCCGCTTCACCCAGAAGGACGGCTGGGCCAGCTACTGGGAGAAGTTCTGGCCGCTCGAAGAGCTGCTCAAGCGCCGAGCCCGCCGACCCGACATCTTCGACCTCGTGATGCAGGGCGACGTCGAGGGGATCATGGCCGGCGAATACTTCATCAAGAACGACTTCCAGTGGTACGGCACCCACTCAGGCGATCCGTTCCTCGAGATCCCCGAGGGAGCCCGGACGATCAAGATGGGCGTCGACTTCGCGAGCTCGGTCAAGCAGCGGGCTGACTTCACCGCCCGGGTCACTACGGCCACCTACCACGAGGACGGGACGTACTTCGTGATGAGCGCCCACCGCGAGAAGATCGCCGTCGGCCACGACCTGTTCATCGTCCGCGGCTACGCCGAGTTCCCCCAGATCGCTCTGGTGATCGCCGAGAAGAACCAGCACCAGTCGACGTCCATTCAGGAGGTTATGCGCGACCACCCGGGGATACCGATCGACGGCCGCCAGACCGACACCGACAAGCGCACCCGCGCGAGCGCCTCCTCGGCCAAGGTCAAGGCCCACAAGGTGTACCTGCACCGCAGCCTCGAGGGGAGCGACCTGTTGCGTGAGCTGGTCAACTTCGACGGGCTCAAGGGCCACGACGACCTCGTCGACGCGTTCGGCTTCTCGATGGACATGGGTGGCAGCGACTTCTTCTACGGCTCGGTGAACCCGATGGAAGCCAAGCGGATCCTGAAGGACCAGATGCGGATCAGCTCGATCAAGGACGCCCGCGAAGCCCTCATCGCCCTGCGCGAGAACGAGCTGATCCCCGAGGTTGATGCCGCGTAGCTTCCGGCGTCGTGTATGCTCCCGGCCATGGCGGACGCTGGGTTTCGGGAGCTCGAGTTCGCTGACGGGAAGCGAGGCGTCGACCAGCCCTACGCGGACTGGATCATCTCGGCCACCGGCGGCAACACCGAGTCCGTGACCTTCAAGGCCGCGATGAGGCTGATCAATCACAAGCTCGAGAAGGACGTCCTTCGGGGAGTCGAGCGGGCCGTCTACCGTGATCACTTCAGGCAGTTCGGAGACTAGGTGGGCGCTTTCAGCCGCCAGATCGACAGAGCCCTGACAACCGTCACCAAGGAACGCAAGGCGGCGCCGGGTGACGCACAGATGTCGGCGATGGTCCGCTCGGCCCGTCGACAGGCACCGACGACCCCCGGTATGTATCGCGCGTGGTCAGTTCACGGTCCCTTGGTCCGGGCGAACATCGACTTCCTGAAGAACGCGTGCCGCAAGGCCGAGTGGGAGCTCGTTCCGTTCTCGACCAACCTGCCGGCACCCGACAAGGGCCTGATGCAGGCGCAGACCGACCTGCTCAACCGGCCCAACCCCGAGGACTCCAGCTTCGGCGAGTTCCTCGAGCGCATCGTCGAGGACCTACTCGTGCTCGACGCCGGCGTGGTCGAGAAGGAGCGTCGCTTCCGCGGTGATCTGGTCGGCCTGCACCCGACGGTCGGCGAGTTTGTCAAGGTCGACCGGTTCTGGTCAGGCGAGCCTCGGGAACCGCGTTACTTCTGGGAGCCCGATCCGCACATCTCGAAGCCGTTCCTCAACGACAACATGATCTACGGGCGGATGCACCCGCGGACCAACTCAGGAGTGGGGATCAGCTACCTTGAGACGGCCAAAAACACCATCGACAACCTGCTGTCAGGCTCGAGCTACAACGGGCGGATGGTGAAGCGGGCCATCCCCGACGGCGTGATGGACCTCGGCGAGACCGCCCGGCCTGATCAGGTCGACCGGTTCAAGGCCTACTTCAGCGCCGAGCTCGAGGGCAAGGAGGTCATCGGCTTCTGGGGCGGCACCAGAGGCGCGAAGTTCATCCCGTTCCGCGGCGCCGGCAACTCGAACCGTGACATGCAGTTCGACGAGTGGATGATGTTCGAGCTGCGTGTCCTGTGCGCCGTCTTCCACACCAGTCCTCAGGATCTCGGCTTTACCTTCGACATCAACAAGTCGACCGGTGAGGTCCAGCAGGAGAACAGCGAGGCCAACGGAGCGGTCCCGATCCTTGAGAAGGTGCAGGACTGGCTGACCGCCGAGTTCTGTCAGGACCGGATGTGGGGCGGAATGGCGAACAACATCGCCTTCCGTTTCCGCAACGTCAGCCAGAAGCAGTCGCTCGCGAAGGCCCAGATCCACAAGATCACGCTGGCGAACATGCCCTACCAGTCGATCAACGAGGCCCGCCGGGACGTTGGGCTGCCGCCGATCGCTCCGCCCGGCTACTCGGGCGACGTGCAGGCGCCGGACAACCCGTATAACCAGCTTCAGGCGAACACCTCACAGGGCCTCGTCATGCTGTCGGACGTCCTGACAGCCAAGGAAATGGCCGAGCGCAAGGCGCCTGCCCAGCTCGGCCCCGGCGCGGAAAAGCCTGTTCCGTCACGCGACGACTAGCGTATGATCCGCCCGACCGGGGAGACTTGAGGAGACGCACATGCCGCCTGTCGTGACTTTCACACCGGACAACCCTCGACCGACGCTGGATGGGATCAACATCTTCGTCACCGGTGAGGTCGCTGCCCCCGGGCGTGTCGTCATCTACCGCCACGATGAAGACGTCGACCCCGAGGACCAGAAGCTCATCGGTCAGTCGCCCGCCTTCGGGCAGGACGCGCCGTACCGCAGCGCCGAGGTCGAGGTCAGCCTGACCGGCAACCCGGAGGGCGGCACGTGGACCCTCGCCGTCGACTACGGCTACGGTGATGCCGAGACCGACGATATCGCCTTCGATGCCACGGCGGCCGATATCGAGGCGGCTCTCGTGGCAGTCCTGCGAGGCGAAGAGAACTCGGGCAACCAGAGCGTCCGTGTTACGGGCGACGCCCCGGGCCCGATCACCATCGTCTTCACTGGCGAGTACAGCGACCGCGAGATCGAGGTCACCGGCTCCGACAGCCTGACGGGTGGCACGAGCCCAGCGGTGGACGTCGACACGACGTACGCCGGCGGCAAGGACGAGGACGACATCACGTCACTGATCCTGCCGGCGCTCATCCTCCCCGAGGGTGTCTACGACGTCGACCTTGTCTACGCCGGTGGCGACGACGACGGCGACTCGATGCTGGACGACCTCGTCCAGATCTACGTCGAGGAGTAGGCCATGGCCGCGAAGAAGCCGGCCAAGTCGACCAAGGCAAAGAGCGAGTCGACGGCCTCGGACAAGACAGCGTTCATCGGAGTCTCGGCCGATAAGCCCCGTCTCGGCCAGAACTTCTCGGTCACGTGGCGGGTGCCCGGCAAGCCCCGGGAGTTCGTCGGCCTGTGGGCGGAGGGTCCCGAGGGGGACTTCCACTACACGGTGCCGCCGAAGGGCTCGCGCCGGGTAGCCCCGCTGGCCGGCGGGAAGCACTCGTGGTCGATCCATGACACGGCGGGCAAGGAGCTCGCCCGGGTGGAGCTGACCGTCAAGACGTGAAGATCTTGTGGATCGGTGACGGGGGCACCTCCACCGGCTTCTCGCGGGTCTGCCACGAGATCGGGGAGCGGCTTGTAGCCGACTACGGGCACTCGGTCGACGTGCTCGCCATCGGCTACGACGCCAAGACCCCGATCAACACGAACCTGCGCCTCTGGGCTGCAGGTATGCGGATGGGCTTCGACCGCCACCTAGAGGTCCTCCAGCAGGTCATGCCGGACCTCGTGATCTTCAACGAGGACATCCCATTCACCCTGCGCCGGCTGTTCGACAACCCCCAGTACGACCCTGAGCAGAAGCTGTACCGCGGACCTTGGAAGCTGGCGAGCTACACCCCCATCGACGGTGAGGGCTTCCCGGGTCCGTGGCGCAAGTTCCCCGAGTTCGTCGAGACGATGCCCTACACGAAGTACGGGGCGGAGGCTCTCGGCCTAGACCGCTGGATCTACCACGGCGTCGACAGCGACACGTTCCACCCACTCGAGGATGGCCCGATCGTCGGCGAGGAGGACACCTTCACCTCGCGCGAGCAGGTCCGCGAGAAGTACGGCATCCCTCAGGACGCGTTCGTCATCGGTCGGGTCGACAGCAACTCTGGCCGCAAGGACTGGCCCTCGACGTGGCGACTGGTCGAGTACGCCACCGAGCACATCACCGACCGTCCGGTGGTGGCCGTCTTCCACACCCTGATCAAGCAGGCCCAGCACGGCGTGAACTTCTCGGCCCTCATCACCCGTGGTCGAGGGAAGTACATCATCACCGACTCGAAGGCGTGGCAGAGCGAAGACATCGCCGCCCTGATGAACACCTTCGACATCTTCGTATCGACCACCCGCGGCGAGGGTTTCGGTTTGACCGTGGCCGAGGCCCTCGCTTGCGGAGTCCCCGTTCTGGCCCCGCGACACTCGTCCCTACCCGAGGTCGTGGGGCCCGGCGGGGTGCTCGTCGAGCCCGGGCGAGTGCTCACAACACCGTACGGACATGACTTGCGCTTGCCAGATGTGGATACTATGGCGCAACAACTGGTCCGGCTCGCACGGGAGCCGGCCCTATTGAGGGGCCTCGGGACAGCCGGGCTCGAGCACGTTCGATCTACCTTCTCGTGGGATACGGCCGCGAGACAGTGGGATGAGTTCAGTCGCTCGCTCGTCGAGGCACCCATTGCCGTGGGATCCAGCTAGTCCGCCCTCAGCCTTCTCAAAGTACAGCGAGAAGTGCCAGAGAGCGGCTGTCCATGCGGCGAACTCGACGCTCGAGAAGACCAAAGATGACGGACGGGCGATGGCGGCGGGCCACGCAGCCGCCAAGCAATGCGAGGGCAAGAAGTCGATGGATGCTCCGATGTTCAAGTTCGAGCTCGGCACAGCCGATCTGCCCTTGCGGGCTTCGCTCGACCCCCAGACTGGCAAGCGGCGCATCGAGGGCATCAGCTCCTCGACCCTTCGAGACGGCCACGGCGACTCGATGACCCTGCGAGCCCTCGAGAAGATGGCGAAGCAGGCCATCGGTATGAACGTCTGGCTGAACCACGAGTACAAGGTGCCGCGCGACGCTTTCGGGACGATCACGCGTGCTCGCGTGCAGGACTCAGGTGAGCGGGAGCCGAAGACCGGTCTGCCGATCTACGACCTGATGTGCGGCATGGACGTCGACGAGGACAGCGAAGACGCGATCACGACCCACAAGATGATCTCGAAAGGCAAGAAGCTCGGGATCTCGGTCGGCGCGATGCTCCCCGAGAATGGCGAGGGCGTCACCAAGTCGCAGGATGGTGGGCGCTACGTGTTCGACGACCTCGACCTCGTCGAGATGTCCATCGTCGGCGTGCCGGCCAACGGTCGCTGCTGGGCCACCGTTGCGACCAAGTCCCTCAAGGAGGCCCCCGACTTCGCTGCGAAGATCATCACCAAGGATGTCGACCCGAGCGAGATCGACCCGACGTCCGGCGAGGATCTCGAGAAGATCCGCGAGGGCGAGCAGACCACGCGACAGGACGTCGAGGAGGGCACGGACAACGACGGCTCGTCCGATGGGATCGTGACCGGCCCGGACATCATGCCGGATGCCGATCCGGATCCCGATGCCAAACCGGTCGACGCTCTGGTCGCTGACGCCGAGGGCGAGGACGGCCAGAAGGACCGCGAGTCGATCGAAGAGGGGGGCAATGATGATGGTGTCGTGACGACCGAGGACCTTCCGGGCCTCGACGTCGCGCAGCCAGAGGGGGAGACCAAGAAAACACGGGTAACGGTCTGGGACGGCGACAAGACGGTCCAGATCGACACAGGGCGTTCACGGAAGACCGGAGATGACCAATCCGCGCAGGACGACAGTCCTGAGTCCGCGGGCGGACTCCCCTCCGAGACATCCAAGGCGCTCACACCCGTGGGGGCCAGCACCGACCAGATGCTCATTCGTGGGCTTCGGGCGTCGCTGAGCCTCGCCGTCGATCGAGCTGACGCTGCCGAGGCGGAGCGCGACCGTGCTTACGAGCACGCCGCGCATGTCGTCGAGAAGGCGGAGCAGTTCATCGACAAGATCGGGCAGCTTCCGATGGGGCGAAGGGCGACCTTCGAGGAAGTCAAGAGCGACGTCTCGAACGCGTTCTCGACTGATCTCGACCGGCTTACCTTCCTCGACCCGGGCGTGAAGCGTCTCCTGATCAAGCGCAATGCAGAGGAACCCGACATCAACACTGGGAGTCCGAAATGACACTTGACATGCTCGAGAAGCGTCTCGATGCGTTCGATGAACGCTTCGACGCGCTGCTCTCGGGCCTGAACGAGAGCGGAGCTCTCGCCCCGACGAAGGCTCGCGAGGCGCAGCGCCAGATCCAGAAGGATGTGGCCGGCGGCAGCGGGATCGAGGCTGCGATCACTTCGGTGACCAAGCGCCTCTTCGACGAGGACGAGCTCGACTCGTACCGGCAGGGCCTCAAGAAGCTCAACTCGCGTGAGCTGAACGGCGCCATTGCCAAGCAGGCCCAGAAGGGCGGCACCGGCGTGCCGCTCGGCGAATGGCTCAACACCGGCGGCTACACGCTGCAGGTGGCGATGGAGCAGATGCAGTCGAAGGAGCTCGCTCCCGACGTTGCCAAGGCCATCGACACGTCCGCCTTCTCGGCCGTGGTCCGGCAGGACCTCGAGCCCGGGATGACGGAGCTGTTCGTCCGCAAGTTCCCACTGTTCGACTGGATCCCCCGGGAGCCGGCGAACGGCATCATCCACGCCTACCGGCAGCAGACCAGCTACGGCGATGCCGACTGGATCGGCGAGCTGGATACCGTGACCGACTCGCAGGGGACGTACGTTCGTGCGTTCACCAACATCGGCATCCTCGCCACCCGGCGCGGCGTGTCGCTGAAGGCCCTGTTCGCGGCGCGGCAGGCGGGGAACACGCCGAACCCCGAGAACCTCGAGCTCAACTCGGCCATGCTCGCCATGGCGTCGCGCTACCAGAAGACCATCCTCTACGGGAACTGGCAGGACCCGGCGGGGACGATCAACAACGAGCGCGGTCCATACGACGAGGACAGCTTCGACGGTCTTCGCTACCACCTCAACACCGCACGGGCAGTCAACGTCGACCCGGCCACGAACCCGGATACCTCTGGGTCCTACCGACGGGCATTCGACGCGGCAGCCCTCGAGGTGACCGAGGCCGGTGGGGCAGACCTCATCGCGTTCGGCGCCAATCAGGAGCGGATCTCGTTCAACGAGCAGTTCGACGACAAGATCATGATCCTGATGGAACAGTCGGCTCGTCAGATCACGGCTGGCGTCCGGGTTCCGGCCGTCCAGACGCTTGAGGGGATGATCCCGTTCTACGGCGTTCCGGGCGGGTTCAACTCGTCCTACGTCGCGACCGGGACGTACGGTGGCAACACCGTCCGTGACGTCTACCTGCTGGCCGACACCTCGATCTCGATCCCGTACCTCGGGTCAGACGGCATGACCGTCATCGAGATCCCGGTCGGAGTCAACGGGCAGCTCACCCGGCTGTTCATCGTGTTCATCATGGGCGGACTGGCCGTCAAGGTCCCGACGTTCATGAACAAGCTCCGGGTGAAGGTCGCGTAAGCGCCTTTCTCGGTCGTTACACTGGCGAGGGCCCCGGACCTACCATCGTTCCCCCGGCGGTGAGGTTCGGGGCCTTCTCAGAATGAGGGCCTCGTGGTAGCTGAAGTAGCGCCCATTGGCGGAGGGCCCGAGACAGGTGTCTCGGCACAGTATTCGACGACCCAGACGAGCACCGTCATCGGTCCGGCGATCTCTGCGTCGCAGCGGCTGGTCGTGACCTACCTCCAGATCGACTGGGATGGCCTGACCGAGGCAGCCATCGTGGTGTACTTCGGTACAGGGGCATTCGTCAGGGGGACCAACAAGGCGCTGTTCGACGGCGGCGGTCACCCGACAGCGAACAACCGAGGGGGCTTCGTGTCAGCCAAGCCGGATGGTTGGGCTGGAGGGGTGGACGAGGAGCTTAGGATCACGACATCGGATGCCATCGACCCCCTGAGCGTGACCTTCTGGTATTCGATCGAAGCGGCCTGAGGGAGAAGCATGCCGGGGATCAGAGTTCAGCACCCGACCCAGAAGAACGTCAGGTACATCGTGGTCGAGCCGATCCGGTATCCCGTGCCGTACGTCTGTACGCCACGTGAGTTCGGTGGCTGCGGGGAGATCCACGAGTTCAAGACCAACCACCTCAACCTCGACGAGACCGGTTCAGTGATCGTGTCGACAGGCGTGTTCGAGCGGATCAAGCGTCAGCTCGCGCTCGACGGTTTCGTCATCGCCAACGAGGTCAAGAAGCCGCCGGCGCTGGGGATCGGCATGGAACACAGGAACGGCCAAGGGAAGTGGGGCGATATTCAGATCGTCAGCTCCCCGCACAGCAAGGAGTCCAAGTAGATGGCTAACGCGCTCTATGTCTCGTTCCGCAACGGTGTCCTCGGTTCGCATGCGACGTACGTGGACATGGACGCGGATACCATCAAGGCAGTCCTGATCGACCACGGCACTGACACGCCGAACACGACCACGGACGACTTCTACAACGACATCTCTGCCGGCATCGTTGGCTCGCTGAGCTCCGCGCTCACGACCAAGACGATCGGCACGGTCGCCGCCGGCGTGTTCGACGCCGACAACGTGACCTTCACCGCCGTGTCGGGCGCTTCGGTCGAGTCGGTCAACCTGCTCAAGGACACCGGCGTCACCTCGACCAGCAACCTGATCGCCTACTGGGACACGGGGACCGGACTCCCGGTCACCCCGAACGGCGGCGACATCACCGTGACGTGGAACGCCTCGGGCCTGTTCACCTTCTAGCGCATGGCGCGCATCTACTACACCGGGTTCGAGACAGGAGTATCCGGTGTCATCAATCAGACCGAGACGACTGACGGCACCACTGCGGCGAGTGGGACTGTGGCTATTGTGTACACCACCTCCCCAGTGCATACCGGGTCAAAGTCCGCTTGGCTAAATCTCGCCAGTGGTCAAACCGGATATTTCACTCCGGTGGTGAACCGCGCAGCCCAGAACACATGGGCTCGGTTCTACTTCCGGGTCACTACCATGCCCACGGCTGATCGAGCATTCGCTGGTGAGATCCAAGCAAACGTTGCAAACCTTCGGTTGACCTCGACCGGGGCTGTTACCTACTACGACAACACGACTCTGCTGGCGACGTCGGATGTGCTGCTGACGACGGGCTCTTGGTACATGATCGAGTATCGAGCTGGATCAGCTACCGGAGTCTCACTCAGGATCAACGGCGCTGATCAGGGTGGGTCGATCACTCCCGCGACGGGCTTCAGGGGGATGTTGGGCAACCTTGCCGGTGAGGCGTCGGCGATCGAGGCGCACTACGACGACTACTCCATTGACGATGCGGCATGGTGCGGAGAGGGCGGCGTCGTCCTGCTCCTACCCACCGCGAATAGCGCAGTCGGAACTGGCTGGGTTGGTGGCGCTGGCGGGGCGGCGAGCTTCGCAGCCGTGGACAATGTTCCACCGGTCGGCGTGGCTGACACAGGAACGGACGCAAGCCAGATCCGCAACGCCACCGCCGCTGCGAACTCGAACTACGACGCCACGATGACCACGTACACCGCCGCCGGGATTACGACGGGCGCTGTGGTGAACTCGGTTGTGCCCATCGTCTGGACGGCCGCACCGGTTACGACGCAGGCAAAGGCCGGGACGGTCGGTGTCTCCAGTAACCCGACCATTGCCAATGTCAGCCTTGCAGCAGGTGGGACGTCTGGTGCGTTCTGGTCGGGTACCGCTGGCGGCACATGGCCGAACGGCTGGAAGTTGACGCGCGGGACGGTGACCGCCCTGCCAACGGTGACGCTGGGCACAGCACCAGTAATGCGGATTACTCAGGTTACGTCCAGCACACGCATCGCGATGGTCTGCTTCATGGCAATCTACGTGGACTTCACACCCCCGCGTGTCCCCTACTCCACGCCTTATCCTCAGTTGCTTGCTCACTAAGGAGGACTGATGTCGGTCTATTCGGTCACCATGCAGAACCAGACCATCATCGCGTCCTCGGACATGGTGATCATCCACACGGACTCGACACTGGCCTCGGGTGGCAGCAACATCCGCATCCTGCGCGCGTGGTGCAGCCAGAACGTGACCGAGGCGTCCGAGCAGCTGGGCATCATGCTCGCACTTCAGGCGTCAGCCTTCGGGACGTACACCTCGACCACGCCCACGCCGCACTTCATCGGTGGCAGGGTGTCGGGCATTGCGGGTGGCACGGCAGGGGCCGAGGGGACGGCGGGCACCGACGCATCAGCGAACGCCGGCGGCACGAAGACGCCGATCATCTATGACGGCTTCAACAACCTCAACGGCTGGCTGTGGGTACCCACCCCAGAGGAGCGGATCATCATCCCGGCCGATACCGCGAT